ATCTATATCAGTTCGTAGCTGATGCTGCCACTGATTTTATGAAGGAACATCCCGAGAACAGATGGTATCCTGCCTTCCTTGAGTATTGGGATAACAAGCTGCCGAGAAATGTAACCAAGCGTTCCACCATGTGCGATGCCTATGGTCTTACCTTTTATGGTATGCAGAAGTATGTAAAGCAAGAGGGCCATGTGGATTGGGTATCCAAGGAGCAGCGAGGTGGTGCTGTAGTCGAGCTGGCACGGGCCGTACAGGCTGGCCTAGGCGAGACAATGGAGTCGCCCAACCGTGGCAAGGAATGGCTGAGAGAGGTCGCAGACATGATCAACGCCATGAACAAGCCATTCGTCTGGACCACACCGTCTGGATTTGAGGTACACCATGTTTACAATCAGGTATTGGAAAGAGTTTCTTATGCTGAGCTTTTTAACCGTCAACAACTGGTCTTTAGCACTGTTACGGAAGATCTTGATGGCAAGGCGCAGTATCTTGCAATATCTCCAAACTTTATCCATTCGCTAGATGCAGCCCATATGTTCATGACAATCTACAGAATGCTTGGAGAAGGTATCTCCGCGTATTCGTTTGTCCATGATTCATACGGCACCTATGCACCAGACGTAGATGCCATGCAAAGGTTGCTTCGGGAAGAATTCATCAAGATCCATAAGGAGAATCAACTTGAAAAACTCAAGAAAGAAATCGAAGAACGATACGGGATCTATCTCCCCGAAGTCCCCGCCCAAGAAGGCGGTTTCGAAATCGAAGAAGTCGTTGACTCACAATACTTCTTTGCCTAAGAACGTGTCCTATCCAGACAAGGTTCCAAAGCTTGTTAAGGTTACATGGATTGATGCCATGACCATAGGCGGGGCCGAGTGGATTGAAAAGGACGAGGCCAAGGCAAATGCAAAGGAGCCTTTGCCGATCATGCTTACGGTTGGATTTGTTCTTCACAACGACGAGGAACAGATCTCATTGACATCAACCATCGGTCCATGTGAGACGGCACAGGTAAACAAGATACCAAAGAGAATGATCGTAAGGATTGAAGAAGTATGATGGCAGAACAAAAGAACATTCGTCGCAAGGATACACGCGACTTTAATTACGACAAGCACAAACTTCGTGAAGAACGAAAACGAAGAGAAAGAGAGAGACGAAGTGCAAGGCAAAAAAGACAAGAGCCAAACCTATGAATCGTCCCCTTCGGGGACCGAGGTAGGTCATCTCAATAAGTGGCAACTACTACATCTTGAGGGTAAGTTCAATGTGTATGATCCAATCCCTCAGGAGATAGGTGAACCTCTTCCACCACTGGCTGTACAGTGGAAGGAAGATGCAAAAAGGAGGTTCGGAAATGCGAACTCTCGTAATCGGTGATCTGCATTGCCCAGCAGATCATAGTCAATACCTGGATTTCTGCAAGGAAGTCAAGAAGAAGTACAAGACTAACCTTACCGTGTTCATTGGAGACATCATAGATCATGAGGCTATCTCCATGCACGACAAGAATCCAGAACTCAGTGGCCCCATGGATGAATACTATGAAGCATTCAAGAATGTCGCCAAATGGTACAGGGCTTTTCCAAATGCCCATGTATGCGTAGGCAACCACGATGCCAGAGTATTCAAGAAAGGAGCAAAGATTGGGATTCCTAGTCTTTATTTTAAAGGTTATTCTGATCTTTATTCTACTCGGAATTGGATTTGGAATAACAGCTTTGAGTTTGATGGCGTTCATTTTACTCATGGCGATGGTTGGGGTGGTCAGTATCCTTCATTCAATGCTGCCAAAGCAAGACTGCAATCGGTAGTCTGTGGTCATCACCACTCGTTGGCTAGCATTAACTGGATAAAAGGACCGACAACCATGTATTTTGGTATGAATGTTGGCTGCGGCGTGGATCAGAGCCACCCAGCATTCCTATACAGCAAGTCACATCTTAAGAAGGCCGTCCTTAGTTGTGGCGTAGTAGTCGATGGCAAACCCTATTTGGAGATCATGTAATGGAAAACGAACAGGATAAGGTTCCTGGTATTCCTGTTGATGCAGTGATTGCCTATCTCAATGACGTGTACCGTCAGTTAGATGCAATCTCGTTCAACATTCGTACCAACATTCAAAACATTCTACCCAAGGTAGATTCAACAGCAGAGGTAAAAGATGCCAACAGCAGCGAAGGCTAAGTATGCAAAGCCCTTTGTGACGGGCAATGTCACAGTCAAGTGGTCGCACCTAATGTCCCCAGACGACAAGTTCGGAAACCCAAATCATTCCGTAACTGTTGAGCTTACACCTGAACTGCAAAAGCAGATTCAATCGTCTGTCAAGGAACTGGGTGGCAAGAAGATCAACGGCCTCAAGGACCAGGATGGTATCAAGACCATCAAGTTCAAGAATGTCCTCAAGGCCAAAGAAGGTATCAAGACTTTCCCAGTCATTGGCCCTGATACCAAGCCAACGGATACCGTTCCATTCGGTTCCGATGTAGTCAGGGTCAAGGTCACACCCGCTCTAATCAGCCGTGACAATTCGGTTTCATTCTACATGGAATCAATTCAGCTGATTGAGCGCAACTACGTGGGACAGAATGCAGACTTCAAGGCTGTCGATGACGGCCATCCTGACATTCCGTTCTAAGTAGGTGACTCATGCGGAGTTATAAGTTTCCAATAAATCCCGTAGCTGCTTCCCGTCCACGGGTCAGCAAGTTCGGTGCTTACTTTACTGGACCTTATAAGAAGTTCCGCTCGGCGGCTGCTATTGTAATCAATAGAATCCTCGGGCGGAACTTCACTCCAATGAGTGAGAAACTTGCAGTCGATATCAAATGTTTTGTAACAAGACCTAAGTCAACCAAGCTAGAATATCCAAAGGCTGATGTAGACAACTACAGCAAGTCCATTCTAGATTCGTTGAATGGTAAGTTGTGGGATGATGACTCACAGATCATTGCTCTGTTCATATCAAAGCAATGGGCTAATCCAGATGAGGAAGGATACTTCATCGTGGAAGTAGAGGAAGTCAAAGTTGAACATCGAAAAGTATCGTGAAATAGCAAGAGAAGAGTTTCTAAAGATCGACCAACCAAGGTCGCACAACCATGTATCACTTGTCCTGATGGACAATCGTGTACTTGGTATTGGAATCAACAGGAGAAAGACCCATCCTCTAGCCGCCAAGTACGGCTACAGGAGCTGCGAACTCCACAGCGAACTCGATGCGCTACTGAAGGTTCCAAAGAACTATAGAGATGATGATCTTATCTTGCTTAACTTCAGGTTTGGTCCAAAGGGAGATATGAAACTGTCCAAGCCTTGTAGCCTATGCTTGCCGTGGTGTATGGAAACGTTCGTTGAAATATACTACTCTGTCCCTCATGGACTAGTTCAATTGGATTATTAAGGTCAAGCTATCGGTCTGGTGCCAACTGTACCTAGCGTGTTCGCAGACATGTAAATAAATATGGTGGTACGGTGGGGGTTCGATTCCCCCAGATAGCTATACATGGTAGGGTGCCTGATAGATTTGGTAAAAGGTCGTGACTTATAATCGCGCTCATGTGGGTTCGACTCCCACCCCTACTACTACTAATAATGGGCAGTGCGTTACTGCCCTGTTTTTGTCGCAAAGGAATAACATGACTAGGAAAATGTTCGTTAATATTGATGTCCTTCGTATTGTCAATGAACAATGGAGCTTTGTGATTGAACCAGAAGAGAATCCAAAGAAGATCTTTGAGGAGATTCAGAACAACCCAGACCTCATCTGGACCAAGTATGATTCAAACCTAGAAGACGCTGATGATGTGGATGAGCGTGTTGAATCCGTAGTTGATTATGTCGTGGAGACTTGATATGGAAGCAATCATTGTACTGTCAGATGGAGAAACATGGAATACAGCTGATGGCTGTAGCCTTTGTATCATCACAAAGGAAGACTTTGACAAGCTTTGTCGTGGCGAAGTAGACGCAAATGACTTGAACCCTGCAATTGAAATTGGACTAGGGACCTACTATTATGGATCTAGAGGATGACGCACACATGACACAAGAAGTAATTAACGTACCAATCACGGTATCACCAGAAATCTACAATCAAATCGCTGATCTGGTAATCAATAAGCTTGAACAGAATCCTGGTTATCACGCTCTAATTGATTCAAAGATTGATTCATGGATGGACCGTAACTTTGATCTCAGTGATTATAACACTGAAAATATTAGAAATGAAATTCTTGACGAAGTTCGCTATGAACTAAGGAACAGCATTCGTGCTGAAGTCGAGATTTTTGTAGACTAAGGGATATTAATGAAGAAGAAGATCATGGAGAAGTGGGTTAAAGCCCTTCGCTCTGGCAAGTTTAAGCAGTGCCGTAACAGCCTATGCATGGTTGATCGTAAGACAAATCAGAATTCATTCTGCTGTCTTGGTGTACTTACGGAACTGTATCTACGGGAACGTAAGCGTCAGAAGAAGGGGCCTGGTATCAAGGGATTTGAAGTCAACACCAATGATGATTTTGATCCAGAGAGTACTCATTATCCCAAGTGGATGGTCAAGAACTCAGACGGTCTGCTTCCACTGGAGGTAGCCAAGTGGGCTGGATTCAACGTTGATGCTCGGTACATGTACGAGAAGGACTACAGTACTGGATGCTTCAAGGTTGATGAGAAGATCGTCAGTCTTGCTGAGCTTAATGATGGAACACAGGATTTTGAAGACCCCAATCCCCATTCATTCAAGCAGATTGCAAAGATCATCGAAAAGAACTACGAGCACATCTAAACAGGTTGGGGTGCAGCCATGTAGGAAATGGCAGAGGTGACAAGCCTTGTCCTAGCATAGAAGCTAGACAACTCAGTGCAAATCTGAGCATCCCGCTTTGTTTCCATAGCTCAACTGGATAGAGCAACAGCCTTCTAAGCTGTAGGTTGCTGGTTCGATTCCAGCTGGAAACGTTAAAGGAGGATAATCAATGCTATACCATGAGATAGAAAAACTAGAACTAGAAATCGAACGTCTTCGCAATGAACTGACTGAGCGTATTCATATGTGTGATATGCGTTCAGAAAAGATTATTGAACTCACCGCTGAGCGCGACGAGGCGAGGCGGAAGTTTTGTCGCACATTCGTGAATCCACACATCGAGGCGGCAAGTCGTGGCTGGGACTGTTTCAAGGAGGAACAATGAGCAAGGAACGGGACATCGTGGCGCAGCTGCGCAAGCAGTATGTTGGAAATTACAATGCCTTGTTGTGGGATGAAGCCGCCGACGAGATCGAACGGCTGCGCGCCGAACGCGACGAGGCAAGGCGTGAAGTATGTTTCTTAGTTTCAGAATCTGATGTATACAACCACATCAGCACATCACCTAAGGATGTTGCTGAAGAATATGGTTGGAATTGTTTTAATAACCACAAACCAAAGGAGTAAAAATGTACACACAAATCATCTTAATCACCCTAGTAGTTGTCTTTCTTTCAGTTGTAACCTATACTTCATTCAACAACATGAATGATTACAACCTGAAGTTCTCAAAGATCTACGACAACCTTGAGTCCATCCAACTTCAACTGATCAAGATGGAAGACCGTATGTCCAGCAACAAGAAGCAATGTCAGGATTGCCAGCTTACTCATGCTAAGATGATTAGCAAGAATGAAAGCGATATCGAAGTTGCTAATGAAACCATTGTTCAGAAAAATGAACATCTTGCTGGTGGTATTAGTGACTGCTTCCGCAATATCGACAATCTTCAAACACAACTGTATGATCTTCGTAATGACTTTGCTCGTATAATTTACGACAATAGTTTACATACCAGTTCTGAACTCTCTGGTATTCGTGATACGATAGGTATCCTTGAAGGAGATCTATATGATTCTACTGGCGGGCTTACCCAACAGGTAGATGAACTAGAGCGCAAGATGGAACTTCTTCAACCGTACATTGAACGGATGCAGAGTAAGATTGAGATTACTGAAACCAAGCGCAAGCTTGCTGTTCTTAATGGAGTTCTTCAAGATGTCAACGCCAAGCTCAAGTGAAACAATTAAGCTACTTCAAAACGCGCTTGACTGTGCTTCCCTTTCTGACTACCACTCTGGGTACACGGCAAGGGAAATACACCGTAAGTGTCTCGTACAAATTGTTTCTATGGATGAAGAGATCCAACGGCTAAAGGGAATGCTTGAGAATTGTCAGGAATCCAAGACATCCTACCTAGGCTGGGGCAAAGGAAAGGACGAGTAATCGTGCATATGACTAAAGAAGAGGAACAAAAACTATATGATCTTGGCTATCGAAAGTGTGGATTGTGTGATTGTTGGGATTATCCTGTTAATCATCATAACGATTGCTATATCTGTGCAAAAGCGCAGTATGGTGACTGAAGCAAATCATTGGAACAATTACTTCAAGACTCACTATAGGTGAGTCACTTGGCTTCGTGGCGGAATCGGCATACGCAGCGGACTTAAAATCCGTAGCCGCAAGGCGTGGGGGTTCAAGTCCCCCCGAAGCTATTCAGATGTGGTGTAATGGTAGCACCAGAGATTTTGGTCCTCTGTGTCTTGGTTCGAATCCAAGCATCTGAATTTCAAGGTAGTGTTTATCTTGAATGGCATGGCCCAATTCTATGTGGGAATGGATTTAATTCCAAAAGAACCCACATTTACAATGTAACTAAAGTTACAAAGGAGAACTCCTCCGAGCAAACTTTGGTAAACCATGCCATCCCCGCCCTTATAGCTCAGCTGGTAGAGCAACCGACTTTTAATCGGTTGGTCGCAGGTTCGATCCCTGCTGGGGGCATTGTCATTTTTCCTAAGGAGCAAACATGGAAACTGAATCGAAAGTAGTATCGCGTAAACGTTGTCCTAGATGTGCAGGACTTGGTAACGACACATCAGGCAACAACCTAGCAGTCTATGACGATGGTCACAGCTACTGCTATGCTTGCCAATTTTACATTAAAGGAAACAAATCAATGGAAACAATAGTAGAGGAGACACCCGTATATGTCGCAGAGAAGTTCCGTACAGGTGAGATCCAGGCTCTACCACACCGACGAATCAACGAGAAGACTACTAGACAATACGGCTATGGAACTACAGCTAACGGAGCCGAGGTCGAGAATTTCTACCGTGCGGATGGCACACTACAGGCTCAGCACATCCGATATGAAGGCAAGAAGTTTGCGTGGATCGGTGACACATCAAACCTCCAGTTCTTTGGCCAGCAACTATTTCCTAGTGGTGGCAAGAGGATTCTCATTACAGAGGGAGCCATTGACTGTCTCACTATGGCCCAGTTGTTTGACAACAAGTACCCAGTTGTCTCCATCCCAAATGGAGTTAATTCAGCTGTAAGATGTGTCAAGGACAACTATGACTACATCTCATCCTTTGAGACAATCGTCGTGTGCTTTGACATGGATGACCCAGGCCAGAAGACGGCACGGGACGTAGCCGAGATCCTGCCACCAGGCAAGGTCAAGATCATGTCCCTGCCACGCAAGGACCCCAACGAGATGCTGGTCCATGCCGAGTCGGCCCAGCTTCTACAGGCATACTGGAACGCCAAGACATTCTCACCAGACAGCATCCTGCATGTCAGTCAGGTTGTATCTGAGAATGAGAACTCATCTGTTAAGGTCTACGAGTATCCTTGGGATTCCCTGACTACATTCATGATTGGTCAGGATTCTGGCCGTCTAAACCTATGGACTAGCGCCACTGGTCATGGCAAGTCAACAATTATTCGTGAACTTGTCGTTGATCATCTCAACCATGGTCGTGCCGTTGGTGCCGTGTTCCTTGAGGAATCCCCTGAGCAGACGGTAGATGACTTGATCTCACTCAAGATTGGGAAGCCAGTTCGCAAGATCATGTCGCAGCGTCAGCTCAATGAGCTACGCAAGTCAAACAACAAGTCAATCGTTGACATGGTTGAAGACAATCTAACCGAGAAAGAATATGCAGAAGCAAAAACTGACATTTCTAGCAAGCCTTTATACCTTTATGACCATATTGGCAATGCTAATATTTCTAATATCATCAACCGCCTTGAGTATATGGCTGTTGGTCTTGATTGTAAAGTCATCTTCCTTGATCATATTACTCTTCTCGGTAATATGCTCCTATCTAGCGGTAGTGATTTTGGCAACGATGAAAGACTAGTTCTGGACTCGGTAATGAAGAAGCTGCGAGAACTGGTAGAGCGCACTGGTGTTACACTCCATGTTATTGCCCACATCAAGAAGACGGATAAGAACGTAGATGAGGGTGATCGAATCAACCTCAACGATCTTCGTGGCTCAGGTTCTCTTGCCCAGATTGCAGATAATGTCTTTGCACTTGAGCGCAATGCCCAGCATCCAGATCCAGCCACTGCCAACACGACCAATGTACGAGTCTTGAAGAATCGTAAGGGTGGTCGTAGAGGCATTGCTACGGCTCTGTTCTACAACGACCAAACATCCAAGCTTATGGATATCCCGTTCGTCATTACCCCAGAAGGAGAGGTGCTTTATCGCTATGACCAAATTAGTGTTTGATATTGAATCCAACGGTCTTAATGAAGTTGTTGCTGGTAAGAAGGATACATACCTAAAGGAAGCAACCAAGATCTGGTGTATGTCTATCAAGGACATTGAAACTGGAGAATCCCTGTTGTTTGAGCAGGACAATCTAGAAGATGGTATCCAGATCCTTCGTGATGCGGAACTGATCATCGGTCACAACATCTATGCCTTTGACATTCCACTCATTGAAAGGCTGTATGGACCCCTGAACAAGCAACCATACACCGAAGTACTGGATACACTGATACTCAGTCGTATGATGTATGGTGACAATCCACCTACACCTGATCAATCCCATTCCCTAAAGGCATGGGGTAAGTATCTTAGCGAAGGCAAGATGGATTATCAGGGTGGTTGGGATTCCTATACAGAAGAGATGGGCAAGTATTGCCTACAGGATGCAGCCGTTACTGCAAAGATATGGGATCATTTTGCTCAACAAGACTACATGGTTCAGTACAGCCGTGCTGTAAGGATGGAACATGTCGTGGCAGATATGATCAAGCGACAGGTTGAATCTGGCTTTGGGTTTGACAGCGACAAGGCAGAAGCCTTGGAAATGGAGTTGCTAATTGAGAAGTCACAGATCGAAGACGAGATGCGTAGAATCTTCCCAGACAAGATCATTGTTAGACATTCTGAGAAAACAGGAAAGCGTCTCAAGGACAAGATCGAAGTCTTCAATCCAGGTTCTAGACAGCAGATCGCGGAACGGCTCACCGAGAAGTATGGATGGGAACCAAACACCACCGACAAGGGAAACCCCAAGGTGGACCATGAAGTTCTATCTAACCTAGACTATCCAGAGACTAAGACCCTATGCAAGTACTTCGATCTCATTAAGTTGATGAGTCAGGTATCTGATTGGGTAAGCCGTGCCAAGGTCAGCCGAGACAATCGAATCCATGCCTACATCAATACCCTTGGTGCAGTGACTGGTCGCATGTCTAGTCGAGAACCAAACATCCAACAGGTCCACTCAGATCCCCGTGCTCGTGCTTTGTTCAAGCCACGGGATGGTTGGGTTCTTGTTGGTTCGGATCTCAAGGGCCTTGAGCTGAGAATGCTTGCCCATTATCTACATCCATATGACGGAGGTTCATATGCTAAGGAAGTTTGTGAAGGCGATATCCACACTCACAACCAGAAGGCCATGGAGTTGGATTCAAGAAATACCGCCAAGACCGCAATCTATTGCTTCCTATACGGCGGTGGTGATGAGAAGTTTGGGAAGACTATAGGTTGCTCTACCCACAAGGCAAAGCAGACTAAGAACAAACTATTGTCAAACATCTCTGGACTCAAGAAGATAATTGAGAACTGTAGGTTCGACAGTCTTGACAAGGGATATGTAAAGCCATTTAACTGGCGTCCAGTCTATGTCCGTAAGGAACATGCCGCACTGAATACATTGCTTCAATCCTCTGGTGCTCACATTGCCAAAGCTTGGGCTTGTGTTGCGGATCAAAGACTTCGAATGGAAATTGGTCAAGAAAAGTTTAATTGGGTTGCATCTGTTCATGACGAACTTCAGATTGAATGTCATCCAGATGTAGCTCATAAGATTGGTAAAATCCTCTGCGAATCTGCAACCACTGCTGGTGATTTACTAAGGTGCAACTGCAAGATCGAAGCAGAATACAAGATAGGTTCTAACTGGTCGGAGACACACTAATGCCTAGAGATTACAAAGACGAATATGGTAAGTTCCATTCATCAACAAAGTCAAAGAAAGACCGAGCACACCGAAACAAGGTTCGTAGAAAAGCCACAAGAGAAGGTCGTGTTAAGAAGGGCGATGGCAAGGACATCGACCATGTTGATGGAAATCCAAGAAACAATTCACCAAAGAATCTGCGTGTCGTAAACAAGTCACGCAACAGAGCTAAGAAATGAATCTAGAAAACCTTACAATTGAAAACTACAAGATTGCCTTGCGCCGTGCAAGGTGGATGCTAAACAAATACAATACTGGTATCATGGATGCCAAGACCAGAGAAGACTTTGCTATGGATGCTTTGCTTGCTGGTCAATTTAGCTGCGGTGCAATCAAGTTCGATGTAATTGATGCTGCTCGTCGGGAACGTAAGGATTCGCGTAATCCTGAGGCTACCATCAGATTTCTTCCATTGTTTGACTGCGAAATCATGTCAAATGATCCAGCTACGGCTTTAGAAAAGAGTGAAGAATACAAAGACATTGAGCTTTCCCTTCCTCCAAATCTAACCAAGGACGAGAAACACCTGGCAATTGAGATCTCAAAGGGAAGATTGCTAAAGGAAATTGCAAAGGACTTTAAGATAACTCCTAGTGCAATGACATTACGTTTTCAAAAACTAATTAAGAAGTTTATGAACCATCCTGAATGGAGTTCTAAGCTAGAAAGGGTAAAGAATCTTTATGAGCGAAGGAATTAAGACAACTGAATTCTGGGTATCAATTGCCCCAGCTATATTAGCTTATGTTCAGAAGGACAACGTGGAACTAAGCAAGTATCTGCTTATCTGCGCTACTGTTCTTGGTGTCGCATATATTACATCTCGTACATGGGTCAAGTGCAAGCATGTCAATCAATGAACTAATCTGCATTGGGATCTTCCTTGCCTGTGGATACGGAATTGTTGTAATGTTCAGTTCTCTTTTTGGAGGAATCGATGAGTGATGCTGTATACTTTATGAGACAAGTAAACGAGTTTATAGCTAGTAACCCAGAACACCCAATCGTGGTTTCTTACAACAACGGTGAAATTGGTTTAGGCTACATAATTCGAAACTGGAAGGAAATCTACAATGAGAATAATTCAAATCAGCGGAATGGGCAGAGTGGGGAAGACCACTGTTGCTCATGCAATCGCCAAGATCGTATTTGAAATGGGATATACTCCCGTGATCGTACCCTTTGCCAAGGGAATCAAGGACGAAGCGGCATCACGTGGCATTGATAAGGACAAAACTCCAGACCAATATCGTGAGTTCTGTCAGGAGATCGGTGCTAAGAAACGGGAAGAAGATCCCGATTACTGGGTTACTCAAGCTTTTAATGAGATTGAAAACCACATGGTAAGGGAGATCAAAGATAAGGCGACTGGCAAGAATTATTGGGAGCGTGTCATTATTCAAGATGATGTTCGCTACATGAACGAACTTGCCTTTGGCCGTGACCTTGCCGCAACCCAATTGTTTATCTGCGCCAATGGTAGAAAGCTCAAGGAGCATGATGCCGAGTGGAGAAACCACGAAAGCGAAGTCCTTGCCAATCTAATGGAAAAGGACTTTACCTCCAAGCGCAACGAGCATATGGATCTCTTTGATGTTATCATTGACAATGGCAACTCACTAGAGGATCTTAATACAACCATCAAGGAAGACATTGAAGAATGGCTTGAACTTGGTTCTTTAGAATTGGAAAGCATTGATGAAATACCCGAAGACTACAATCCTTGATGGAGATATCCTTGCCTACCGTGCTGCCTTCTGGGCTGATACGGAAGGTGTTGATGAACTGGAAGGAAGACTTGCCAAAGATATCAAGGCATGGACCCCACCTGGTTGTGATCAGGTGGTCATTGCCATGTCCTGCCCAAGAGAACACAACTTCAGACGTATCTTCTGGCCTATGTACAAGAAGCACAGGGATGATTTCAAGTCTCCCGACTGCATGAAGGATGCTATCCAATGCATTTACGATACACCAGATACTACAATCCGTTGTGTGAACAAACTAGAAGCAGACGATCTTATCGGAATGCTGGTTTCTTCTGGAGACGCAATAGGCGTTACGGTAGACAAGGATCTTAGACAGATCCCAGGTTGGCACTGGAACCCAGACAAGGAAACAGAACCCGTATATGTCAGTCAAGAGGAAGGAGACAAGTTCTTCTATACCCAATGGATGACTGGAGATACTACGGACAACGTATGGGGTCTTTGGAAGGTTGGTCCAGCCAAAGCCAAGAAGATACTGGATAAGACAGATCCCAAAGATTGGGATTCCCTGATCCTATCCATGTATCAGGAAGAAGATTGGGCCAAGCGTCCAGAGAATAAAAGACCCTTGGACTACTATAGACAGGACTTTGCACTAGCTCAGGCAAGGTGTGTCCGTATCCTACGGAATGGTGACTTTGACAAGGATACCTTCAGGGTATCCCTATGGAGTCCAAATAACCTTGCAGTTAGAAACATTTTGGATCTTGAGAAGGGAGAATTCATTGAGTAAAATATTTTCTGATTTTGTTGCGGTAGATAAATACTGCCGCTGGGTAGATTCGTTAGGTCGTAGAGAAACCTGGGATGAAGCTGTAGATAGGTACTTTAATTACTTTGAAAACAGATTTAACCTACAGAATAGATTAAGTCAAGCTGACTATAATGAACTACAGGAAGCCCGTCAAATGATGAAAGACCGTAAGGTCTTTGGTTCCATGCGGGCTCTTATGACGGCTGGTCCAGCTCTTGATAAGGATGACGTAGCAGCCTATAACTGTTGCTATGTAGCCATCAAGAGCATTGAAGACCTATCTAACATTATGTACACCCTAGCCTGTGGTACTGGTGTGGGCTTCTCGGTAGAGAAGAATAACATCAACCAACTTCCCTGTGTTTCCGATATGATCAGCAAGATAAATGATTCTATTCTTGTTGAAGATTCTCGGGAAGGGTGGGCTGAGGCTTATAAGAGTTTTATTACCCATCTTATCAATGGTAAGCATTTTAATGTGGACGTAAGTAAAATACGGCCAGCAGGGGCTAGACTTAAGACTTTTGGTGGCAGAGCTTCTGGCCCTGAACCATTTATCAGACTGATTAAGTTTACTGCAAACCTAATCTACAATGCCAGAGGACGCAAGCTAAAGTCGATTGAGGTACACGATCTGGTTTGTCAGATTGCTGATTCAATCATCTCTGGTGGTGTTCGACGCTCGGCTTTGATTTCGTTATCGGATCTAAACGATTACGAGATGGCCCATGCCAAGAGTGGCCCATGGTGGGAAAAGGATCTACGACGATCACTGGCTAACAACAGTGCAGTCTATGATTCAAAGCCAGACATGGGTACATTCATGACCGAATGGTCGGCTCTGTACAATTCACGCTCAGGCGAGCGCGGCATCTGCAACAGAGAAGCCATGAAGAACATTGCCAAGGCTGCTGGACGAGATCCAAACTACGAGTTCGGTACTAATCCATGCTCGGAGATCATTCTCCGTCCAAGTCAGTTCTGCAACCTAAGCACCATTGCTGTAGAGCCAGAGGACCAAGGTCCGCAACTGGTTAAGAAGGTTAGACTAGCTACAATCCTAGGAACCTTGCAATCTGCGCTTACTAACTTTACATATTTCAACTCAATTGGAAACAAGGAGTTTGAGAATAACTGTAAGGAAGAGCGGCTGCTTGGTGTGTCCATGACTGGTATCTTTGACAATAACCTAACCAATGGTGGTCAAGGTGCCGATGAACTGGCTAAGCTTCTACAGGCCCTAAAGTATGTAGCACATAAAACAAACGAGCAATGGGCAAACATACTTAACATCAACCCAAGCAAGTCTGTTACATGCATCAAGCCAGAAGGAACTACCAGCTGTGTTGCTGGCACTGCATCAGGTCTGCATCCACGGTTTAGCAAGTTCTATGTCCGTAGAATCAGAATGGATGCAAAGTCTCCAATGACTAGCTTCATGAAGAATGCTGGTATTCCACATGAACCATGTGTGATGAAGCCAGAACATACCGTTGTATTTTCATTCCCAATCAAGGCTGATTTTGGTGTGACACAGGATGATGTCAATGCCCTAGGCCATCTCAACCTGTGGCTTGCGTACCAGATGTGGTACTGCGATCACAAGCCTAGCGTAACTGTCAATTATACGGACAATGATTTCCTTCATATTGGCGGTTGGCTATGGCAACATTGGAATGCTGTAAGTGGTGTGTCCTTCCTACCTAAGGAAGATCATTGCTACCAGCAAGCACCATTCGAAGCCATCTCAGAGGAGGTGTACAGTACCATGTCTAAATCCATGCCTATGGATGTAGACTGGAACCTACTGAGTGCATATGAGTTAGAAGACACCACCAAGGCATCTCACGCCATGGCTTGTACGGCTAATGGATGTGAGCTAACATAAGGAGTATCCCATGCCAAAGTTTTTTATTGAATCAGAGTACGATATGGATCAGGCGCTAGCCGAGACTATGAAATTGGTTAAGCTGACTGATGCCACATTGGATGTTGGTTTCAATAACATGGCAATGGTCGAGATTTTTCTAGAGAACCTTCACACTGTTCTTCTTGAGAACAAGATTACTCCAGAAGACAAGAAGTTTCATCTGAATATAATGGTGAAAACAAATGAACAGACTTGACATCCTACTAAAAAAGTGGAAGGCGGGGTCCGTAAAGGACCCTGACCTTTACCTTTGTTTAAAAGTAATCAATGATTTTTACATAGGTACAGTAAATGAAAGAAAACCTACGGATATCGAAGGAACTAATACAACACCTAGAGAAGGTAATAGTCCTTCACCCGAACGATCTAAAGCTAAAAGACTACGAC